GTGTTGCGCATGGTGTGTACGAATATAATAACGGGAAAAGGTAATAATGATTGATTACGACAAACTTAAGATAGCCCACACGATAGCCAGCAAAATTCCAGGCGGTTTATTTATTTGTTATTTTTATTCACCAGACCGACTTGAGTTTTCATTTGTAAGCATCGAGCACGAGTATTACGGCACGAAAAACATAGATGATGCAATACTTAAGCTTACCGAGTTAGCAAAGCCAAAGCCAAAGTATGCGGTAAACTCGGTTGTCTATGCGTTAGACGGTTTTAATGGAATTATTGAAGTTAAAATAGTCAGATCATATGTAACGGGCATAGATGAGACCATCAATATTTATGTTACAGATCTTGGCGCTAGTTACGCTGAATCAAAGCTATATCCGACCCGTGAAGCCCTTATCGAAGCTCAAGTTGAACACTGGCAAAAAGTACGCTGCCAAGGCGGTGGACATGATTATGCTACCGACTCATCAATATGCATCTATTGCGATACAATACAGCATTCACAGCCCACCGCCACAATTAAAGGCGGAACGTTAGCCTTAAGCGAGTTCGAAACCGTAAAAGTCCGAGGCGTTGAGCGTGCAGTATCCGAGTTTGATTCTGGGCATGAAGCGTGCCCTCACGAGCGTGATGAAAACGAACGATTAAGAAGTCTTGAGAATGCATGCGGATGGACTATTCTTTATCCGTGCAAACATTGCAAGGAGTACTATTTATGCGATTAGATGATATTGCAAATTTTATGTTCCCTTGCATGATACTCGTGGTTTCTGGTTGCGTGACAATTTTAGCAGTTGCTTTTACATACTATATTATAAAGGAGTTTTTTTAGATGCACCGACTACTAAAATGTTTACAGATACGTGATTCTGGTATACGTGTGCCAGTCAAACTAAAGTATGATTTTCAAAATTGGACTATAGGAACCGAACAAAAAGAACTCAATTATGAAACAATATACAGTGCGACTCTAATTTACGGCGTAGAAGTAAGAGTGTCAACCTTGGTTGAACAACCAGAGGCGTATATAAGAGAAAGGCTACGAATAGAGCTAAGCCACGAGCTTTATGGAGATGCTAGTCAACTAATAATTTACGCTTTAAACGCGCTTGAAAGACAAGACTTTGAAGGCTTAAGGGAGATTTTGTTCAATATAAAAAATGAAATAGATGGCACACGCTTGGAGTATTATTGATGCAATGGTATAGCGTTAATCTAATTTTGCCAGGGCAGTTTACGGGTTATGTTATTGCTAGGGTGCTAAACGCCGACAATTGCCAATTTATTTATCAAGCCCTTTATCGTGACGGCGTGTGGGAATTCTGGGATGAAGAATACTGGCCTAGTAATCGCGAAGGTTTTAGGGTGACGCATTGGACGAACATGCCGAAGATAGGGGATGGCAATGGCATAGGGAAGAAAGCATATTGTAGATTGTTTGGTCACGACTGGCTGTGTATTGTCGGGCAACACCACGATGATACTTTATGCAAACGATGCCAAATGACACGGAAAGAATTGGGAGAAGGGTTTGAATGAATGACTTTACAAAAGACGAGCTGGAAAAGATAGCTTACTACGTGTATATTTCTGGTGATTTAATACACGTATCTCGCCATGATATTTTGCTTAAAAAGCTTCATTCTATGATCGATAACTATTGCGAGCATGAAGCAGACGAATTTGAAAATTTAGATTTTTGTAAAAAATGCGACGCGAGGTTTAGATGATAATCAGCGAAAAACAGGTGTATGACCTTATGGATTGTGCGCATGGCTTACTTAACCGAATGATCACTCATAATGAATCACCGTTTTGCATTGAAGAAGTAGAGATGATACTCAATGAAATTCGTGAACAGCAATCAACGGAGCTCAAAGAAATTACATGAACATTACAATAACAGACTTTAACGATATTGCTTTCTGGGCTTTTAGATACGCGTTGGGTCGCAAAACCTATGCCGTAGGCAATATAGTCGATATTTTGATTCGTCATTCAGAATTTATTAATTTATGCGAAAAGTCAAAAATGATAAGTGAAATTGATAGGGCGATAAAAGAAGGAAGAGCTGGCGCGGATTGCGATATGGAAGACTGGAACAAGCTTAAGATTGCGCTTCAAAACATTAATGAACAGCAATCTACAGAGGTAGAGGAATGATAATCAGCGAAAGACAGATACATTATCTCATGGATTGCACCCAAATCTTACTTAACCGAATGGTTATTAATAATGAGTCACCGCGCTTGACTGGAAATGTAGAGTTGCTGCTCGATGAAATTCGTGAGCAACAATCAACGAAACTAAAGGAAGTAAATTAATGGACTTAAGATTGCGCTTGACGACCTTCAATGCAAATAGTATCATTTTTTAAACATTGCATGAAGTCCAGGAGGTTATCATGGATGAGAAAGTGGAAACACATATCAAAGAAACAGTTAAGCTTGGCGCTGAAAGTTGTTGTTGCGCTGCTTCATCCGCCTGGTGCAAATTCAGCTTCTTTCGATCAAAAGACAATACATCAAAATCTGAAAGTCACCAATCAACGCCTACACTGCCAAAAGATATAAAAATATGAATGAAGATGAAAGCATTAAAAGATGCATTGAGATCTTTATTCTTTTTGAGAAAAATTATAAAAGCGCAAACATGCTTACTCTTTTTGGTGTAGCAAAATCACAATTTAAAACTTATGAAGACGTTTTGCGGTATATTGAAAATATGCGCAAACATTAGTAGTTTTTTAAGTATGCTTTTATGACTTCTATCGCAGCATCAAACCCCCACACTGCAGCGCACATATAACCGCGCTGTGTTTTCAAGTTTAAAAACGCTTCTTGTTCTGCTGTTACTTTATTTTTACCCACTTTTAACTCAATCCATAGACCGGCATAGTCGTCAATTGGGATCGCTAAGAAAAAATCAGATACGCCGCGCTTTACGCCCATCCGTTTAAGTGTTCGTCCTGTTTGTATAGAGCATTGCCGCTCATTCGCAAAATGATGAAAGTCATTCGTTAGGCTTGGATATTGATAATTAAACCAATTGACAATATTTATATGCTCCATCTGTTCGGGCTGCAACGCCATTTATCATCCTTGTCTTATCATCAAAGCTATATCTTTAGCTCTGCCATGAACCTGTGTCGCCCACTTGCTGTCCAATGCCTCTATAGACGCCTTTGTATAGTCTTTAACGATTAGAGCCGCTATCATACGCTTAAAGCCTAGTAGACGCGTTATGCCCATGTTAAAACACATATTAAACAATGCATTTTTTACGTTTTCTGGCTGGCTTGTGTACCATGTAAATTTTGCCAATTGCGTTTCGCATCTTTTTATATCATTTGATAAAATAAATTCAGCTTCATCTACTGTGATTCCAAGGTAGTCTAAATTATGACCCCAGCCTATAGTTAGTTTTCCTACAGTATCCAAATAAGGTTTGGAGCTATACCCTTCATGTTTTTTAATCCATGGTTTTAGGTGATCCATTATCAGTCTCCCGGCGACAAATCTATATCAATCCCTTGAGTTTTTAAAATAGCTTCTGCGGCTTGCTCAAGGACACCATCGGCTGTCCGTGTTATTAAGAAAGACCCCAACCCCACGGCGAATGCTGCTCCAATAATTGCTATTTTTATCCATGAAAATTTCATTGCTTCATCCTTTTGCAAATAATGCGCCCACCAAGATGAGCGCAGATATAATTAAGCCGCAAGTCTTAAAACTTGCCACGTGATTACAGTTGCAGCGCCAGGGTCAGCAGACATCAACACGGTGATAGTGTCAGCTGTTGGCGTTACTTTTTGCACTGATACCGCAGTTGTACTTGCTTGGATTTGCGCAAACACTAGATCAGAAGCAAGAGCACCCGTTACAGTAATAGTATCTGTAGCACTACCACCGGCGTACGCTTCCTTGCCAGCAAAGGCAACAACATAAGCAGGTCTAGTTCCGGCGACTGGATTAGCAATAAAATCCGCATTTACTGAGTCGTAAGTGAAAAATGCAATCCCAGCATCATACTTAATTAAAACAACATCTGTGTCTGTCCACTGAAATTCACCATTTTGCAATGTTTCAATATCAGATAGAATTGTAGAACCCGTTAAGTATCCAGCGGTTGTAATCGCGGTCAACGTATCATCAGTTACGATTGCGACGATATTTGGATTGCCCACGAAATAACGACCTATTGAAGTAATAGACATTTTTAAAGCTCCTTTTAATTAATTAGTTTAAGTTCTTACCCAGTCTGTACGACGCATTCTATCCAAGTCGTCCATGCCTAAATACCCAACTCCACCAGCCGCGGCGTCAGTTCTAACGCCGTATTTTCCAGCGGCCTTAGCTCTGTCTATTAATTCGTCATGGCCTGTTCTGTTTCTGCCTTCACGAACTTCAATAGCTTTTTTTGGCATATCATCATAAGCCATAATCACCTCCCCTTTTTAGCAGGCTTGCAATCTTTATTGTCTTTTTTTGCACTTGGCATTGATTTTTTTGCAGCTTCCATGCGACCCATACCCTTCGGCTCGTCACGTCCTGATTTAGTGCTTGTTTTCATTACTTTCCCCTGGTTTTTCATCGATAGTAACAACTTCTTCTTTTTTTTCAGCAGGCTTAAAAAACTTCATGACTTCTGCATAATGCGCACCCGCCGCAACTAAGTCATGTAAATACGAATCATCTATAGTTTGTTTTGTAGCTTTCATTTTGTTACCCCTGAGTAGGCCATGTTATTTTAGGTAACGACTCTATAAATTCTTGAATTGTTGGAATTGGTACCGAGCCCGATTGAATCAAGTCATATTGAGCATATGCATAGGCAAGCACATCATCACGCCAATCGATAAACGTTTGAGCTTCATCTTTCCATTTAACATTCTTGCCCGCAACGTACGTCGCGATAGATACTGAGTCGTCATAATCTTTGGATTTCGCAGTATTATCCAGATGATTTTGAGTTGCAAGATTCAATGAGCTAATAGCTTCGTTTGCTTCAATTCTGTGCTTCATATCATCTGTTAAATACGCATCAACTTCTAGCTCAGTCGGACAAGGAACCGTGTTTTCTGTGCTCCAATCTACAGACCAATTGGCCAATGGAATTTCGCCAGGCATTGCGTTTTCTATCGGACGAAAACTAAATTTTGCATTACTTACAAGTCCATTCAGAGCATAGTACAAATTATCTAATGTAATCACCTTACTCTCCTTGCGGCTATCATGCCATAAGCACTACACGTGGAAACTGTAAAGTACGCTCGAACGGGCAGATATATTGTTGTTGTTGATGCTATAGTTATTCTAGTTTGAGACACAACAAAGACTGGTGGACCGATTGACCCAAATGCCGACGCGCTGCCGAAGTTAAGAATTTGAGAAGTGGTGCTCGCTGGAGCCGTAGGTATAAGTGCGGACGTAGAAGTTATTGCCGCATCTGCTCGCTGCAAAAGTGTAGTTCCACCCCCGGTAAACCATATCTCACCCCAAACATCCCAGTCGCCTGCCGTCAATGAAACACTTGTCATGTTTGCAGCGGTGGCTGTCGTTAACGTAACAGCAGAGCCAATTAAAACAATAGTTTCCAAAAGCTGCCCAACACTACCAGCCGCCGCATTGTCATTTGTAGTAGTGCCGACAAGATTGGCTTGGTTAATTGTCGGCTGGTTTTGTCGAACTGTGCTGCCCGTGCCCGTGAACGTAGTCACAACTCCACCGGTGAATCCTTGGCTCATAAAAGACCCCTTATGTTTTAATACACATCAATACGATTGCCGTGGGTTGAATATTGTTATGTGCGCCACCCCCACCGGTTGAAGAGCTTTGTTGGGTAATTGCGGCATTTACACCGTTTACAGTACCGCCAGTGCTGGTTGCTGCATTTGGCCATCCAATGCCATGGGTATGCGCTGGCATTTCTGCGGTTAAAAGCGTATGAGTTTCCGCACCACCCGTATTACCAACCGCATTGCCCAGCGTTCCCGAGCCTGTTCCACCTGAGCCGGCCAAAGTTCTACGGCTTAGCGATGGCAAATTAAAAGTTGTTACGCCATCGCCGACGCCCCAAGTTGTACTTATTGCTGCGAACAAAACTGCATAAGTAGTGCGCGAAACAGCCGCCCCGTCGCATTGCAAATATCCGTCCGGCGCCAAAGTCCCTGCAAATTGAATGACGGTTCCCGAAGGATTCGAGCTTAAGATTAATGGACCATTTACGAATCCTTGGCTCATTATGATATCTCCACGCCGTAGAAGTTAAAAGATAAGTTTGCTAGAGTATTTTGCACACGTATAATGTCGCCCGCTCCAAGCGTCACGCCCACTGTCGCAACAAACGTGTCGTTGGCCGGTATATTAATATCGTAATAAAGGTATTGCGCGGGTGTATCGGCGGCTCCTCCAATTGCAACTGATATTCTAAATGCGGTGGCCGTTCCAGTCTGATTTGCTACCACAAGAGAACTGACGGTTGCTTGTGTTGCCGCGGGTACCGTGTACGCATTAGTAAGCGTCGCAGCCGTTGGCTTGGATTGCGCTAAAACTTTGTAAGTCGTTGGCATGATTTATTCCTTGTGTGTTTAAATTTACCCGCCCATCAGCATAAAGGAAAATGCAGCATCTGCCCCGCCGGCAGCTGGCAATGACGATACCCAGTCTGTGCCATTGGAAGTCATGACATTCCCGGATGTTCCTGCCACCGCTGGGTAAGCTGCTGTGGAATACGCAAGCCCTGCCGCAGCAGACGATAAAACTTGTAGCATTTGACCGTTAACGGTACCGACTGCAATGCGGGCATTTAATGTACTGAACCCGTACAAATCTCCTTTTGTCGTAAGCGGCGAACCTGCCCCTGTTGCGGCTTCGATAGTGATTGTGCCAGGACCATTGGTAATTGTAATGTTAGCGCCAGCGGTAAGGGTTGCAGCAACCGGCGTTCCCCCTGCGGAACCAATAGCCATCTGCCCATCGGTCAAAGGGATGTAGGTTGGCACGCCTGTCGCATTTGAACCAAGGATTGATGAGTTAGACGCTGCTAGACCTGTAAGCGTTGATACTGCTGATGCAAAAACTATTGTATTTATTGCAAAAGCGTCGGCAATCGTTGGAACGCTTACGCTCCACGCAGAGCCAGTTGACCGAATGTACGTACCCGCCGCGCCAAAGGCAGGCAACGGCGATGGAACTAGGCCATCCACGTAAGTTTTTATTGCCGCCGAGGTTGAAACATTAGTCGCCGTAGCTGTTGCAAGCGTTGCGTCATTAATAATGGCAGCAATCGCGGTAGTTCCTTGGATTGCAAAAGTTCCTGGCGCATTTATAGTTGATGATAGGCTTATGATTGGATTTTCTGGGTCGGTATTATCAACGTTAATTTGATTGCTTGTGCCGTCTAGCGTAATAACAGATCCCGTTGTGATAGGAACCCAAGAAATTAACGTAGGGTTATAATACTCGTAACTTTCGGTCGTAGTATTTAATCGCAATCTATAAAACATTGCAGCGGCAGCGACAGGTCTATCGCCCGTTGTGCCGGGCGGCAAATAAGTCCACGGATTATTAAATCTCGTGTTTACAGTTAGGCTCGCATCAAGACCTACGGTAGTTTTATCATTAGATAAATCCCCGCCATTCGCAAATTCACTAAACTTTACAGTGTCAACCATCACGAAATCCTTGGTGATTACAATTATTATCCTTGGATTTGTCTTAAGGAAACCCCGACAAAAGCAGTTGCGTCTGGTGTAATAAAGTGTATCACATCACCGCCGCGCACATACCGCTTTTTGGGTCGAAACTCACTATACGGCTGCGTTGTTACGGTGGCAGGTGCTGGCGTGACAGGCGCTGCATTTAAGCGTACAAACACGTTTGAAGTGCTGATATATTCAAAGTACGCTTGATAATAGTCTGTTTCAGCACCAGGCACTGTAAATGTTTGCGCAACTGCGGCGCCGAGTGCTACTTGAGCTGCTGTGTCGCTGAAGGGCATCGTTTCGGCGTAATTGGAATTATATTGAATTGTCATGATTTTCCTTTAATTGATTAGATTACACCAAGTCTTGCGTCGGCTACGTAATGATAGAGCATCATTGACTCATCGCCGTCGCTAGGCGGCGTTGTGCTTCCTGAATCATACACTTTTGTACTCGTTGAGTTACAAATTAATACTAATCCTTTGGTTGATTGTCCTGTTTCTGTCCATTTTGTAATCACATAATCGGCCGGTGAAGAACCTAATGCACCAGCACCCGCCGGTACAACATCAGCCGCATTTCGAAGTACTCTTCCTTGAATATTGCCAACGCTTGCGCTGGCGGGTGAATAAAATGTAGCGGTAGGTATGATTCTTTTTACTTGATCATAAATTAATGACAAGCTTTGCAAATAAACGACATTAGTAGTAACGCTGCCGGTAATCCTGGTGCCCAGTTCATTAAGTGCGTATCTTCGACCAACATCCGTAACCGTACCTGGAACGGTTGAGCCGTCGTACGACTTCTCATAATAGTACTGGCACTCACGCAAAACCTCATCTTTAGTTTGTGGAGCGGGTCTTGTAGCAATATCACCGGGCACTAACGAAATAGAAGCCACATCAATCACTGTTGCAGCCGTAACTGTCGCTAATGTCACGACAATAGCAAACTTGTCTGTGTCTGATATTTGAGCGTTATCAGTTAACTGCCATCCAGCGAACGCGTAGTCGACTCCTGCGTTTATGTCCGAACTTACGGCAACCGTTTTCAAGTTAGCTGATGCCAAACCGTTTTCCCTAGTTATTTCCGTCCAGCCGGCAGCGCTTAACGTAAATACGCCGGTTGCTGAAACGTTACCGAGCACTGTGGGCACGGTTGGAATGACGGTAGCGGCGGGGGCTCTAAATAAATAGACTTTCACGTTTGCTGTTGTGCCAACCGTTCCTTTCCACGCATTTACATTTACAGACCAAGAACTTGCTGCAATTTTCTTGGCTTGTGATCCCGATAAATATTGCGTTAACTGAACGGCGGAATTTGCACTGGTCATCGTTATAGCTAGGCCGCCGCTAAGCGTGCTTCTTGCTAACGCGCAGTCTGCCGACGCTGTTCCGATTAACTGATCCCACAAATATGCGCCGCCCGTTGTAATGGTCATCGAATCCCCTCTTGCCTGAGCCGGATTCAATGCAAAATCCCAGCCGGTTAATAGCGAGGGAATTGGTTTGAAAATTAAGGGATCTCTATAGTAATGAAAAGTATGATCAATTTGCCTATCAATAGATTCTTGCTCAAACTTCGGCTCTAGCGGCAAGTCTTGCGCAACCAACTGAAAGCTTGTTAAATAAATATCAATATTGCTTGGTAGTGCCAAGCTATACTCAATATATGCCGCTGGTGGCACGTCAGGGTTTGTGGTTGCCGGCAGCAAAGCATGGCCGGTAAACTCATTCCATGATTCGTTAATAACCGTTGATGGCAAAACAACGCCTAAAACAGCATTGTTTGAGTCGATAAGGCTCGCGCTTATAGATTGAGGCGAGCCATCTAAGCGCGCGGTTACAGTGTTAGATACATATTCACCCGCCCATAACATGCCGTTTTGCTGAAATCTTTGTTTTAAGAACACACTTCCCGCCGTCCAGCCGCTAAGCGTCAACCTAAGCGCATAAGGCGCGTTTGAAGGGTTCGTATTCGCGCTATCAAGAGGCACTAGTGTAATTGCAGCCGTACCTGTTCCGGCGGCTACAAACGACCATCCCGGAGCAATGTCTGTGGGCGCGGGATTGGTTGCTGATATTGCCAAAGGTGATGTGAAATTTATTAACGAAAACTGAGGGTTTGTGACTTGATTGCCCGTTGAAAAAGAAACGTTATCACCGGGCGTTGTGCCGCCAGAACCTGCGGTGTAGTCGCTAACTTCATAGATTAGAGCATCGTTTTGTGAGGGTGGTAATGAGCCTGTATTTTGCCGAAACTCTAATCTATAAACTATCTCAGACTCAAAGAATATATTAGTAGGTAGCGTTCCATTTGCTAAAAATTGGATTGGAGAAGTCTACGGGATCAATAAGTCTGGGTCGTGGTAAACGGTCGCTGGCACGTAAGGCAGTACGTTTTGCAACACGTACATGTAAAACGTATCATCAAATAAATTACCCGTTAGGTCATCTAATAGCCAAATCGGATTTGCGCCCCTGGATCCTATACTCATGATTACCCCTTATTATGCTTGTTTATTGCCTATGTGCTGTGTTATACTCCAATTTTAACTTGGAGGTTTATTATGTTAGAAGGCTTTATGTGGGGTGTGATTGGCGGCACGTGGTACCTGTGGTACACCGGCCGACTTTAATTAGATTCACCTATGCCCACCGGTCATATCAATTTCTAATGGTTTTCTTTCCTGTTGTCCGACCCCTTGGCTGACCCCTCGGCTTAAGGCCATGGCAAAGGCAACCATTTTCATATGCTTGTCAGAAATCTTGTTTATTTCTCGCAGCTGACTTGCCCAGTTTGGGCTTGTAATAAATTCTATAGCTGCCTTATCATTGCCGCCTTTTGTGAATACATTGTCAATTAAGCTTTCCATGAAGGCGCCACTGCTGCGACGTTCGTTCATGCCGTATTCTTCTTTGCCTTTAGCAGTTTTAATGGTGCGCGGCCCTAGCAATTCTTCAAACACCAGCCTCATATCTTTGAGGTTTTGAGCGGCTTCAGGTGCGTTTTTAAGGTGCCCCATAAGTTCGCCAAATTTCTTTTCTGAGGCTAGCGCTCTATAAAAGTTTGTTCCGTTAACCTTTTTCTGGTCAAACACTTTTTCAAGGCCTTGGCGCACCATTTTCCGCTCATACAATGAGCGCGCTTCTTTATATTCTGGGAAGGCTTCATCCATTTGCCCGCGCATTTGAGCCCGTGTTTCTGAGATAATACGAGCTTCGTTATTGTTCCCGGTTCGTTCAGCTTTACTAACCATGTCATCCATAGCGCGCTTAATGTGATCCCAATACACAAGGCTCGTGGGTTGTACGCCAGACTGCCCCTCTTCAAGCTTAGCATTTTTAGGCAGCATTGCCTTCAAGCTTTCTTTGTATGCCGGCGTGTTTTCAACCATGCTCTTAGCTTCGCCAATGATTGCATTATCAGCATATTGCAAAGGAAAGTCTTGAGGCATATTCACTTCATTTAATGAGCTGTACGCTTCTTTAACCTGTGAGTCCATCTTCTTGGGATCGTATATCATCGAAAGAGTCTTCTCGATTGCGTTTTGCTCGCTGGATACTCGATATTTTAATTTTTCATGCAAGAGCTGCGCGCCTTCCTCTGTTTTTCCTAGCGCTCCTTGGCGAGTTGCTGCAACCTGACTTTCACCAGCTTCGGCAGGAGTCAAATAGGTCAATCCTAAGCGTTTAGCGGCCGCCAGTTTTTTTCTGGCAAGTGGAACATTCATCCCCTCGGTAAGTCGCAATTTACTGTCTTTTACTGAATCCATATGCCTCGCGCCTAATGCGCCCATAAACAACCCAATGGCATCGGAACCAACTTCGCCAAATCCTAGCTCCTCCGCGCCCTTTCTGCCCATAAGACCCGTCAGGCCAAAGCCAGCCATCTTTGCTGCCGCCTTAACTTTTGGACTTGTGCTTCCCATTAATTGGGTGAGCATATCTAGGGGCACCATTGTGGCGCCTGTCTCTGCTCCCGCTTTTAATGAATCTTGAGGCGCTTGGGCTGCGCTGTATGCGCCCTGTGGAATTGCAGCCGATACGGCCTTAGATAACATGCCGCCAACTTTTGGTATGCTGCCAAGCGCTTGCCCTGCCCTGCCTAAACCTACTCCAGGCAAAGCAAAAGAAGGTCCGTATTGTCCAGCGAACTGAATTAATTTATCAGTGGGGCTACGGTCTTTGACGCCCAACAGCTCACTAAAATCAACGTTTGAAGGCGAAAACTCAGGAATTTTACCGCCTGATAACTTGCTGGGTAAGTTAGCAAATTCACGCCCCATATTTAATACGCCAATGGCGGGATCTTTAATCCCAAGCCTAATTGCTTTTTGAAATAGGTTTTCATTGTCTTCAGGTTCGCTGGTCTCATCAGACTTATTGCGCTGATATTGAGATAAATTTCCTTTTGGCTTCCTAAGGTATTGATCTAAATTAGCCACGGCGAACCCCCGTATTTTCTTGAAGAATCTGATCTACTTCTGAGCTTGGCACGTCGTAATTTTCCCCGTTAGGGCCAATCAAATGAACCGTATCCTCAGTATTAATTTTGCGTGTGTCAACAACAGATTTAGCCATTTTTCGACGGCTGATTAAGTCCTTTTTTAAGTCTTTAAGTCTTGATTTGTAGTTATCTACAGATTCACCAGATTTACGCCTGACTTGCTCTTCAACCAAATCAATACTAGCCTGAACTTTAGGTAATTGCTGAGCTGCAACCAACGTGTCAATCATGCTGCTAGTTTTAGCTTTGTAAGCCGCGTTTTTATTAGGGTTAAAATTCATTATTCCAGGGATGTTTTTAGAGCTTATTAAATCATCCAGCATAGGCAAAACAGTATCAATGCCCTGAACAGATTGCTGGCTTTGTGTTAATACGGCGTTGGTAGCTGCGCCGCCACTCTTGCCATCCGCCTTAATCGCTTCCTTTTGCTTAAATAAATTAAGCGCGTCAGCCTGCTTTTCTTGTGGCGTTTGTGGCCCTTGTGCTAACGGGTCAAACCCAAACTTATGCTTAAAGAAGCCGCGCAACATCGGGCTGTTTTTTAAGGACGCCATTGGGTCTTGAATGTCTTGCGCCATACCTGGTTGCTGTTGAGCGTCTGGCACGCCCATGCCGTCACCAGCTTCTTGGTTTGGCATTTCACCTTGTGGCATATCTTGGTTTGGCATTTGTCCTTGGCTAGGCTGACCACCGCCCATTACCATGTTTTGTAATGCTTTAAATTGCTCCATCTCATAATTCGGGTCGTTTTTATGCTGCAAGCCTAATAGTTGTTGCTCCATTATTGAGCGCGACAAATCACTATTAGCTCCAGCGCGTCCTGCAGCTTGTTTCTTAAGCGCTAACTCTTGCTCAAACTGGGCTTGTTGTTGCGCCATTTTTTTCTTGTTCAAGTGCTGCATGATCATTTGATTCATCAGGTTTTGTGAGCCACTTGCCAATTGACCGCCAAAATTAGCGCTTGGTAACGGAATCCCTAAAGCCATTATGCACCTCCCAATAACCAAGAACTTGCAATATTTGCGCCAGTGTTAACCAAGTTACCAAACATTTGCCCAGGAGCGTTTTGCTGACCGTAAGACATCTGCGCTGAGTTTTGACCCATATTCATAGAGTTTTGCCCCATTTGACCCGCAGCCGTTGCGCCCTGACCGTAGACGTTCTGAGCCATGCCAGTGCCTGCCATATACTTTTGCATCAAGTTATCAAGATAGGTTTGTCTATCTTGGGCACCGATTTGCGCTGTACCTGCTTGAACCGCATTTAAAGCCGTGTTTGACCCCATAAGCCCCATCGATGATGCAGCGTCCAGTCCTTGCTGTTGCGCCATGCCCTGCGAGTCTTTTGCAGCTTGGCTTTCTTCATAACCGGACGACCATTTATCTTGTAAAGCCTGAGGGTCTAGCAACGCATTTATGGAATTGTTAATATTCCCATATTGCTGCTGGCCTTGCTGGGCATAGGGCTGCATTGAGGTTTGAGCCTGATCATAGTACTTATTCAACTGATCTTGCCCGGCTTTATAGCCCTTTTCTGGATGTGTAAAACTTGATAGCCAGCTCACTATTGTCTCCTTATGGGTAGGCGGTGGTTGTAAACTTAACGAGCAAACCGCTTTGTCTTCCTACGTATAAATTATTTGTGGTGTCGTACAATAATGCGCCATCAACTAACAATCCGCTTGCCTGTAATTGCACAATTTCCGCCGCTGTATAAGACATCGCCCGCAACAGATTAAAAGCGTTTTGTATATCGGCAATATTTTCGTTTAGCGTGTCTACTAAAACCCACATCCATTGTAAAAGCTGCGCGTCCAAAGTGCTGTTATTGATCACGGGTGCTGCGTCTATTCTATCTAAAAAGATGGTAGCCACTAGTTAGCGCCCCCACTGATAGGTCTTGTGTTACGAACACCACCAAGAATCACAATGGGCGAGGAACTCACGCAGATAAGCTTATAACAGCGGTTACGACTACAACCCAGCTCATACCAGCGCATCCGCCAACGGTATTGGCCTAATTGGCTAAACGGCCTTACGTCTGCATAGATGAATGTTTCGCCACCATCATCAGAATAATAAAGTTCAATGTGAGGCTTAAATAAATCGTTGTAATGATTGTCGTCAAAAGCGGGTGTGTTTGATGTCTCAGTAATAAGATATTTGTCATCTTCTGACAATATAAAAATAGGCGACTCCGGCGTGCTGTTCTCGTCAACAATAAAAACAGTATTACTAAACGGCGCGGTGCTTTGATAAAAGGTTTTATCACCAAATACAAAATCAATTTCCACATATTCATCCATAAACTCCGAGTAATCAGGCAAGAAAATTTGCTGAGTTACTAGCTCGTAACGCATCGGATACTTTAAAAATGCGTTGCTGCCTTGTGGGTTTGGTTGCGCTGTGTTGCGTAGTTCATTGTGATAGATGTTACCGGCCATCTCATATAAAGCTGGGTCGTCTTGAACCGTTACTAAATGATGATTGTTAAAATATATGTGTTTTTGTATGCGATTACGCTCACCGTTTAGCTCAATAACACGACCCCATTTCTTAGTCTCAAAGTTATATTCGACGGCGCTTGCGCTATCAACAGTATCCAAGTCACCAAAGTTTATAAATTTCCCAGCACTTGCCCTATAAAATATGGTGTTCTCGTATTGATACAAAAACCCCTCAACTTTATTGATAATAAAAGGGCTGGAATCACTGGCTTGCCGTGAGTTTTCTAGCAATACGTTAATAGCTTGCGATGATATGTCTTGTGGCGCTTGTCCATTGCTCATCATGAAAGACACAAGCCCGTTGCTGTTTTTTGCAAGCCATATCATCATACCAAAATCAACCGACAAGCTGTTCGGGTCGGCTATACCAAAATCAAAGTTATATGATGAATTAATTTTCCACGGAAACTCTCGCGCAACCCCTGCAACCGTGATTTGTGTTGCAATATTTGCCCATACGTCCGTGGAAAAATCATTCATGATATAAAGCTGATTGTGTAAAACGGCAAGCTGTTTAATGACTCCGGAAGCTCTATTGTTTAGCGCTTGTGAGTTTATTGTAAAATAAGTGTTTGCCGTTCCTGCTAAATTTATCTGACTTAAATAATAATCAGGTGTACCCGCTACGCTTACGACAAAGCGGTTACCGAACGCCGCTACGTAAAGAGGTTTTCCACCAGCGGTCGCGCCACCTGGGGCATTTGCATCGGTAACCACTTCTGATGTGACCGTTGAGCCATCTTCTTTTATCACAAAGATGTTTTTCTGATCGGTCATCATGTTATATATAATCGAGCCAACAGCTAAGGTTGCAAACCAGATCGGCGTGCCTAGGGCTACGCTAAACGATAGAATTTTGCTATTGTAAAACTTATCGTACTGATAAACAGTCGTGCCATCAACCACGTACAAAAAATTAATAGACTTGTAAATAGCCCGTGGTTCTGCGTTAAAAACTAATTTGTTCTCACCTAAAAACTCAACGTGCTTTCGACCCATTGCTGGATACATAGCCTGCTGCTTTTTGCCAGATTCAGCTTGAATTCCGTACCAGTTGGCGCAATTCATAGCACCAAACTGAGTAAAGCGCTGCACATCGTAATAACAAAAGATATTAAGCGGCTCAATCTTAGCGCCTTCTGGGTTCTTTGCCATCAGATACCAGCCCTGACGCGCCACGCGCCATTAAGCATTGATTGTTGGTCGCCAGCGATTGATAAATTAACCTCGCTCGCAGCTTCCATATTATCCTTTAGCTCTCGGTACTCGGCCTCTAAATCAGCCGTCCACGCAGAGCCGCGCGCCTTAAATTTTGACACGTATTTGCCTACAGCATACAAGAAATATAGGTGATAATACTCAGGCACCGCACTCATGTCATCGCTAGATGTAAGCTTTGAAAGCTGAAACTTGCCACGACAATAAAACTCATACGCCTGACTTGCGCCAGGATATAATTGCGCGACAACTTTATCGGTGTCGGGTAGCGTTATAATAAAGCGCGGCAAGCCCATAAGCGGCTCGTATTTCCATGCCGCCAGGAATTCATCACGGCTTTTATCAATAAGCGGGTAAGTCACGCCGCTTAGCAAAAGCCACGCATTATCAAGATTGGCAAGCCGTCCGTGTCGGATATATGCAACAGCTGGGTCACTTGTATCATGCGTAAAGTACAACGCTGAGGCGCCCGTGGTAGTTGCGTCCACATTCAGCGTAATTGTGTTGCCCACAACACTTAAAACACTGGCGGCCGCTGGAATTCCGCCACCTGTCACCGTATCGCCAACAAAGTATAAAGTGCCGTTTACTACTGTGAAACTAGGTGATGCAGCTGTAAGCGTGACAATCTCTTTGATAGTTGTTGACGTCGAATAATTGGAGTCGACAAAGTAGATAAGATTCTGTGAAGCTAAAATTGGCGTTGAGACGGTTTTAGCAATTGTCATCATAAGCCCAGAGCTTGCATAAGACTGTAAGAGTTGGTTTAAAACTTGTATGGCCAGTTTTTCATCATCCCCGTGGAGCGGCATTGTTGGGTTTGACGCGCTGATAAGACGATACATTTGATAAACAAAATCTCGTACAGTAAAAGACATTATGTGTTCTCTCTAGGTAAGAAGCTATCGTCTAGCAAAGCCCTAATATCCGCGCCAGCTTGTTGTTCAGCGCATTCACCGTCTTCTTCGCTTTCTAATATATCAATAGCCGTTTCTTTTTTTGAAGACTTGCGTTTGCGTTTTGGAGCTTCTTCAGCTACCACCGCGATTGCGTTAGCGTCTTCAATTGTCTCAAACCATATGCCTGAGGCCATTGCTTCTTGATAAGCGTCGTATGACTCAACCAATTTACTAGCGCCATCTTGCGCGTAAACAAAAGCTCTAAAGCTCAGTCTAGGAACCATTCTGTTTAAATATTTGACCAGTACACCATTCATACACTACCCCGCAAAAGCGAGCCCCTTAGTTAAAAGGGGCCAATGACATTAAGAGCAGATACGAACCGCAAACTCAGGATTGATTGCAACGCCGCATATGACGTCGATACGATCTAATTGTTCGTAGTTTCTGATATCAGCACCTAACGAGTAGGTCATAGCTAGTTTGTACAAGTCACTGTATCTAGTTACAGCCTCAACACCGCCGCGCAATTCTTTGATTGGAGGCGCTGCGAATACAACCGCTTGAGTGTGGTAGGCCAATGAAACATTATGGCTTTGTCGTAACAGCATTTGAGCGCCGTTAGGGATTGCAGCACTAATGTTTTGGCGAGCACCAGACACGACAATTGCAGGGCTAACAGGCACACTAGCCAAACCGCCGGCGTCTGATATAACTTCTGCCGTAACTACGAACTGCGCGCGCTGCTCTAAAGCTTCATATGTCAACGGGTTAATCATGAATACGCCAGAAGCATCAGCAACTTCAATGATATCGCCTTCATTGAACACAACGGTTGAAACAGCTAGGCCGGATAGTGCGATAGTGCTTCCTGAGCTAATCGGGCCGTTAGTTACGATACCGCCAAGCTTAAAGCCTGCAGGAGGAGAACCGCCGATTTCACCAGCTCCAGCGATTTGACGTGCTAAGAAGTTAGTTTTGAAGAAGTCAAAGCCTGATAAGTGACCGACAAATCCATCAATCAACGCGCCGGTGTTAACCGTGTTATTGAAAGTTGAATACAAGTCATTTGATAGGCTGGCTGCAATACGTGGGCCAACGCCGCAATAACGTTTGCCGTCCTCAGGGATTGCTAATTCAGTCATGTACGCATCAGCATTTAAGATGGTATTGAAATCAACAGGAACGCCAGGAGTACCGACAGCTTGATAAGTTTGTTTTTGGAAATTGTCACGAGCGATAAAGCCCTCAACCAAGTTTGCTAATCGCTTAGCACGTGGAGCATTTGCCATTTCAAGATAGGGTTCATCGCGAGCACGGTCAAAGGTTAAATCAAAACCTGTGTACTCAACCATGGTGCGGAATTGCTTGGAAATAGGAAGTGGGCGGATGATTTGAACGCGAGCCTCGGCGGTAGCAGAAGCGCCTTCACCAGCCAGGTATCTTTCTTCTAAGCGGTAATCAAGTGTTTGGCCTGTAGCAAAACGTAGGTTCTTAAAGTCGCCTTCAAGGTTTCTGTTAGCTGTGCGTGCGAAGCTCAAACTGTTCCAAAATCGCACAAATACGTCATCCAATACGTACTGGGTAGTTCTAAAAGTGTTACTCATGATATATATACTCCGTATAATATTCAAACAATCAAATTTTGTCTATTGCTAGACGCTCTTTTATTGTCCGAACGGTGGACTATATATACACGTTCATTCTTTGTTCAGTTGCTAATCAGGTGACGGAATTTTATACCCTGTTACACGTCATTAGTTCAATAGTATTCCTGTTGTTGTATTGCTGTCAAATTATTATAAATGATAAAATATGCGCTATAACATCAACGGTCCAGCCATTGCCTAAGGCTTTGTATCGCTGTGCGTTACTAATTCCATCAGTGAAGCTGTCTGGCAAAGTCTGCAAGCGCTCGCATTCTATAGGCGTTAGCTTTCTAATAATAAAGTCTTCTGTAACGTAGTTATCTTTTTGTACCGTAGTAAGCGCGCATGTTTTGCCGTCTGCCCTAGTCTCGTAACCACGAACTATAATGCCATTATGGTCGTCACGCCTTGTGCCGTCTGCCGTTAGTCGTCTTCCTCGCTCGCTTGTTTGCGTAGGTTGAAAAACTAACTGCCTTCGGTGCTTTTCAAAGTAAGATTTTAAGTTTCCGCCTTTCCAATAACTTGCATCTATGCAATAACTCTTGTCCTTATCTACAACCCCATGTTCGATAATATCTTTTAAAAAAATCCCTTTATCGGTAGGCTGTGTGACGCTAGGTATGTTAGTCCAATAGTATCGGAGCCTGCTTTGAGCAGACACTAAGGCGCTGTTAATTGCTATAGGCTCAACGCCAAGCAACCCGCTGATGACATCTTGGTATTCTTTTTTCATGCGTACGTTTTCAAGCAAGAAATACTTGGGCTTATAATGATTTAATATTTCTACAAACTTAAAAAACAATTGACTGCGGGGGTCGTTAAATGCGAGCTGTTTGCCGGCGAAACTAAATCCCTGGCATGGCGAACCGCCCATGATTATATCAGGCTGAGGTATATTCCAAGAGCGCCAATCATTGATGCCACCAAGCTGCACTGCGTCGGGGTAATTCTTTTGCGCTACCTGTATTGCGTATTTGTCAATTTCACTTGCGTGGTAGCTGTTAATGGGTACGCCTGCGCGCTCTAAGGCTACTCGCCCACAACTAATGCCGTCAAACAAGCTTAAAATATTCATATATTTTTATCTTTATAAAGCAACAACCGAACCCAGCGCTGGTGCGTTCTTATCTAAGAAAACCCACTCGTGCATTTTTCAATGTAGAGGAGTAGGCCGTGTTAAGTCAAGCCTAGGGTGGAACCGAACCCGGCACAAGTTAACCGGATCCGATTAGCAGAAGATTAGATTCTATACTTAGTCTTTTTACCTAAAGCAATTTCAGCGTGCATTAAGAACAGATGCAGCGACCTAAACGCCAATGTCTTCTCAGCGCAATCAGGTGCGTTTTTATCTAAGTCCGCGGCCATCTCTTTAACCTTTATATGAAGGTTATAATTGTACTGCCTATCTTCGCCATCAAACGTTACTCGGTCAAACATTCCATCAATTGTGCTCATTATCTATGCCCCTTGTGTCGCTGTACTGCTTTTGATAAGCGAGTAGAATCAGCCTTAGCCAGCAGGTCATCGCCTGTCGTATCCACGGCCTTTTTAGACGCCTTGGTTGTAGTGTCCTCCACCGTGCGATTCAATGGCTTAGGCGCTTTAGTGGTAGGTTTGTTACGGCGCATACGCTCTTCAAGTCGTATCATTTCTGCGTATCGTGCGTGCGGGTCACGTAGTTTAGATATGCGTTCCAAGTCCTCAGGATTACGCTTAGACGCTGTATATATAAAAGCTGCGGGGTCGGCAATTCCACGCAACGCCAAAGTCATAGCGTCATCTAGCGGTTTGTCAGAAACTACTTCAATAAAGTCGTCAAACCTGTCCATGCCGTCGCGAAATTTCGTTTGGAACTCTTGATATTGTTGCCGTTCCACTTGCTGCTTGTTGGTGTTTTCTTGCTCAACATTCATGCTTTGTACAGTTTGCTTTACAAACTTTGCAAGTTGTTGCTGCCAATCACCGCCCGAATTTGGATCGTACTCAAAATCTTGTGCCGCCTGCTGAACAACAGGCGCCGCATTTTGTTGCGCCAATTGCTGCCTTAGCCCTTCTATTTCAGTATTATACTTCTTAGCTTGTCGCGCCAGCCGCTCACGTATAGCCTCGTTTTCAGGCTCTTTTTGATTGCCGTATTCGTCAACCTTACTTTCCTCTGCAAGCTTATCCGCCACCTCTTTATCATCCGTTTCTTCGGCTTCATCATCGGATGTATCGGGCTCATCGGGCTCCAGCTCCTCTACTTCTTCGGGCGCTTCTTGATATTCGCTTTCGGGTGCTTCGGGCTGGCTAGACGATACACCGCCAGCCAGTAAATCATCTATGCTGCTTATACTCATCGTTCCCTCTCTACGTTTATTGAATCTTGTGAGTCAAAATCTTTACTAAGTTATTGGCGTGAGATATAGCTGCGTCGCTTTCGGTTCGACCCGTTTCAGCCATGAAGCGCATTTTGCTTTCCTCAATTTCACCCATTACAGACATCTCTTCAGCTTGTAATTTTTGATGCTCAATCTCCAAATCAACCTTCATCTGTTGAGCCTTTAACGCCAACTCTTGCTTTTTAATATCAAGCGTATCTTGCTTAAATTTAGCTTCCATCTGCATTTGCTGTTGTTGTAATTGCATAGCTTGTTGTTCAGGTGTAGGCCCACTTTGTTGCGGCATTTTGCCTGTCTTGCCAGCCTCAATAATCTCAGGCGATACGCGCGTTTTAAGACGATTTCGAATCTCAATGTTATTAGCCAGTGGCAGGTTGTCGGCATACAAGTCAGCTATTAAATTAAACGCGGTTGGGTCTGCTTGCAGCACTTCACGCAATGATTGCAAAGCCTCTTCTTTCTGACCTTCGTAAGATGGCCCAGGTTTAAGCCTAACCTCATACGTGCCTTTTCGTATATCGTTTTCTATGCGCTCACCATACTCATCTTTCTGTGCGTTAATTGTAATATTCTTCATGCCTTCGTCAGGCGTCATTAAAGCCAGCACCCGTTCAGTATCATAAACACGTGGAATCATTTCATTAACAATGGCGCCGCCTGCAGCAATAGCCCGATTAATCGAATTAAAGAAAACATAAGTGGTATAGCTGCCCTGCCTAGTTCGCGCGTTGATTGCTTTACCGCTGGCTTCGTCCCCGTTATTACCCATTCTTGCCGGGTAAAGCCCTGTCGACGTATATAAATCTTGGATCGCCAACTCGTATTGCGTGTGTAGAGATTGCGACAATTCCGGTGGTCTAACTTGCTCAGGCTTTGCGCCACTCACTGATTCATCGTAAGTAAGCATCCCTTGAGTCGCGTTTGGGTCACGCCAATTTCTTTGTGTATCAAGTCCGGCAACGTTCTTTTTGCTACCGATCCATTGGTCGTACCGGCTTATCTTTAAGATGTAAGCCGATTGAGTCCGTAAATAATTGATGTAACGCTGCGTATCTTTAGCGTCAATAAAGAACGGCCTGCACACTTGTTTCCCAGATTTATTGTAGTAACTATTGTTATCAACAAAAACTAAAGGTAACTGTTCGCTTGGGAATTCTGTTTTGTCTAGCTCGTAATCGCCGGCCATCTGATAATGTATAATTTTATGTCGCTTACTCGGTCGCTTGTCTTCAATGCGAACCATCTCGCCGTTATCGTAAAGCGTCATTAAAGATTCGTCTTCTTCCGCCATATCCATGCCAGGCATAGTTTCGGGTTGTGGCGTTGACACATCCATGCCGTTTTCCTGCGGTAAGATATCTTGATTGCCAGACATCCCGAAACCATTGCTACCTTGCGGCGGCATTGGCATACCTTGGCCACCCATTTCAGGCTGTTGCATTCCTTGCATTCCTTGCATTTCAGGCTGTTGCATACCGCCCATTAGCGATTGTTGCAAGTCCATTATCTGGTTTTTTAGATTAGTAGCGCGCGAGCTTTCAATCAGCTCGTCCATTTCTTCTTGATTAAGTACGCTACCATTTGATAGCTTGTAAAGTGTATCTTTTTCATACTTGCGCACAAAGTGATGAATGATAGCAATGGCATCGTCATCAGCCCAACTAAAAGGATCGTCACCAGAGCCGGAACTCGGCTCAACCGCTAAAGCCACCTCCTCTTTTGTCGCTGCAATTGCTTTTTTACCTATCTTTTCCTCTATATCTTTGCCGTAAACTTCACGAAACTTAACGCGCGACATACGCGACACATACCCACAAACCGTGCCATCAGTTTTGTTAATTTCCTCAGCGCCCACATCCCAGTAGCAACGCGTTGCATCTTTAAAGTGTCTGTACACAATATCTAAATCAAAAGACTTTGAGTGCGTGTACTCTGTGTCAACCAGAAAAGCACCAAAACCGCCAATTGCCGCTTGACCCGCTGCTACTTGGTAAACCGTAGCCGTGTTATTGCTAAACATGATGTCTTTTGTAATCAGCTCTCGAATGTGCGCTATGCTTTCGTCACAATTAGACATCGGCACGACTTGCAACTGGGGTGTATTTTGTTGTTGCTCACCCAGCAAGCTGTTAGACATGGTTGCAAGCTTATTAGACACAAGCGGCACTTTACGAAAAGTCTTAATCATTTCATCTTGCTCGTCATCAGTCCACTGCTGGCCTAAAACGAAGGTATGCATCTCATGATATTGATCGTTATTCTGTCTAAAGTAACCGCGCCATTTCTCAAAAGCTACCCGCGCCTGTTTTGCAACTTTTTCATTTAATCTAGGCATTGCTATTCCTTTTTGTAGTTGCGTTAAACCAGCATACCGGCCGTTCTTTCTGATAGTTGATTGACCACAAAACCGCCTTCAGATACGTACTCACCACCATAAAATGTGAGCATTAATGCATCAGAAGTATCAGGCGAAAGTAGTCCGCGCTTTTTAGCGTCATCTTTACTTTCTATCTGCAGTCTGTCGCTCGAATCATATTTGTAGCCTAACCCGCATAAATCTGTTTGCAGCTCGTCGCTATCCGGAATTTCAACCGGCATCTCTTGTATAAACCAGTCTCGCATCCAATCCCAGAGCTCTGCGCGTAAGTTCTTATATTTGTCTGGTTCTGTTGCGCGTCTTGCAACGTTAACGCCCTCGACCATGTCATAGCCCAGTTCGTGTAGTCTATCAACAACGCCCGCACCAATTCCAATTGAATCGATACATACACGCTTTGGGTGCTCTTTGTCAATGAGTCGACGGATAATACCAACGAGCTCCATCGTGTCAATATTGTAGTGCGTATCAAGGCCAAACGCACGCCGGCCGCGTCGTCTTATGATAGCGGTTCTATCGTCACCTTTTCGCGCAGGATCGATTCCTATAACCAAATTGCTCTTGCTATCAACTACGGTTTTGCGTGCCTTCTTGACGCTTTCAATTTGTATGAAAGTATCTGTAACCGATGATATAAACGCTTCATCATCAGTAAAAGGATATTCTTGCCGGAAGCGACGGCATTTCTGTTCATAATCGCCTTTGAAGTCTTGTAGCTTAATACGTCGCCAGTTCAAGTGACCAGGCTTTAAGCCGTTATCGCCAAACTTTTCAAGCCATTCGCGCTCTTCATCTGTCGGGATAAAATCTGGATCATCTATGCAATATTCATCTTGCCAGTACCACGGAACAAAGATAGCTTGGTATCGGCTCTTGCCATTCTTAGCTTCTTGCCAATCCATGTAAAAGTCATTATCAACACCGTTTGCTGTCGATTCTTTTATGACTTCCGTATCGCTAATTTCAGCCACTGTTTGCATCAAGCCCATACTAATTCTTGCCGCGTCTTTATAAAAAGCATACTCGGATAGGTGCAAATATTGATTAGTCATTGAGCGGCCGATTTCAGCGCTTCCAGCTGTACCTACACGATAGCCTGAGCCTATTGAGTTGTACGTGAGCATATTGTCATTCTTTTTGTCGGGCTGGGCGAATAGGTCTCGGTCGATGTTTTCGCTGTAACGCTTGGTCATTTCAAAGATTGCGCGTGTAGCGTCAGATAGATGCGTCAAGATAAAAGCTTTCTTACCGCGCTTTGTTACAATCTTATGAAAGAACCTGGCCTGTACATAAGTTGACACTCCCTGTTGCCGACCTTTCAGGATTAAAGCGCGAACCTTGCCGGTTGCCTTGATTTGCGCCTCTAGCCTTTCATGGATGTACTGCTGTGCTCTGTTAAATTTAAACTTGCTTTCAGCGCCGGATTTATCATGAATAACTAGAAAGTTTTTAGCAAACAGCGGCAAGTCTTTTAAGATTCGAATTAGCTTGTCTTCAAGCATGTGATAGCCCTAGCCATTGATAAACGCAAGTATCCCGCAGCCCAAACCGGCAACAAAAATGATTTTTATGTACAATATAAATAGCTCCGTGTTGTCAGTCCAGTTTATATTTTT